AGCCATGGGGCTGGTTCTGGGCTGGGGGAATCTTATGGCTTGTTGATTAAAGGCCTCTAGGAGGCTCTTGGTGGCTCTTTTGGGGTCTGGGCTGGGGTCTTATATGCCTAGAGCCTTAAAAACGCCTTCTTGGGGGCTTTCCGTCAGTCTTTTGAGCCTCTGCCTGCTCCGAAGGGTCAATGGTGCTGTATTCCCAGCGAATTACGCCCTGCTCCTTAGCGTGGCGTATCAGGATCTCAGGGGAAAAGTGACCGTCCGCGTTTTTCATATTCGAGCGTCCCCGGCGTTTCGTAAGGCCAAATTTGTAAATGGGCTGCTCTCCAGCCATGCGGACAAGCACTGCCACTTCTCGGAAGTAATTGGTGAATTCAGAAGAGCCAAAGCCAGCGTAGGCCATGTCTGCCACTGTCTGGCCTTCCTTATCTGCTGCCGACATAGGCTTTTTAGTATGGTGCATGGCAATCAGTATGCAGCCAGTTTCTAGGAGAATTGGAGCAAGGTCATGTCTGAGGAAATGGGTCACCTGCTCTTGATCGCTGACGTCAATGCCAGCAAAGGAAAGAAGAGGGTCGCAGAAAATAAGGTCTGCTTTGTGCGCCGTCACCAATTTCTTCAAAACTTTGGCAAAGGTTTTGCCCACGGAAATAGTGTCGCGAAATATAGCCAAGTTCTCTGCCAGCAGTCTTTCCTCTGGAGGGTGCAGCATGGCTCCAGCCTTTACGTCCTGATAAGACTCGGCGACGTCACCCAAATCGTTTTCGGCCTGAAGAATTACTGCTCTTAAAGGCCTTTGTGGATTGATACCGAAGAAATCCCGGCCTGTGCACCACCGAATAGCAGCCTGCATCATGAGGCTGGACTTGCCTTGCCCAGATTGACCTACGATAAGCAGGCTGCCTCCTTTGCAGAGCCAGCGATTGCCCAGCACTGAACTGGGGTCGCTCTTTCTGTCAAAGGCCTCCAGAGCATCCAAAGACATACGCTGGGGGCTTTTGTCTGCTTTCTCATTTGGCAAATTCTCTAAGGCAATTTGCTCGAAAGTGGTGCGCACGTATTCATTTAGCAGGCCAGCGTCTGAATTGGGGTTTTCTGCCAATTCCTTTGCTTTAGCCAGAGCCCCAGTCATTTGCCTTAGGAAATAAGTTCTCTTAATGGCTTCAGCCCATGCTTTGTTCAGCAGAGAGAAGCCAACGGAACTTGTAAGATCTGAAAGGTAGAAAGCCGGAACGCTAGAACGCCATTCCGTTAATTTCTGAAAAACTGTCAGTTCGTCTGGCAAGTCGCCGTTCGAGCATACGCTGGAAATAGCGTCCGCAATCTCAACGTGCTTGGGCTCGAAGAAGTGGGAAGGAGTCAGAGCCTCTGGCAAGGCCTGCTGATCACGGAGCAGGACGCCTAGCAAATGGCGTTCTGCATCTAAGGCAGAAGGAAGATTGGTGGGCATAAGAAAGGACGATGGAGCAAAACCCTTTCTAGGGTCGCGACAAGGTCATTTCTTTTTAGGTCGGTAAAGAGGCACTGGTAAAACTCGGTTGTCGCTTTTCTTTATTCGGAATATCTTGCGTTCAAGTATTCCAGAAGCTGTGCCCTTCTTCAAATAAAGCAGCGTTGTGCTTATGGATTTGTTCCACTTTTCAGACCACTGTTGAATCGTTAAAAAGCCGGGCTCGATAGGCTGAGCAGTTTTGTGAAACTCAGCCATGATAGCGGAATAAGTTGGGTCAAGTTTTCGTTTCTTCATTTATGCCTGGGGTTAAAGAAATGAAGGTTCTGAAACCAAACCCAACGTCCTCCAATTTTGTGGACGAGCCATGCTTTGTATTCTGTGCCATCTATGATCCCAGCGACAAAGCCTGAGCCCCAGCGTGAAGTTGCCAGTCGGTTCTTAGCGTAAGTCATGGCCTGCTTCTGGCATAGGCAGCCGGCAGAGAAAGCGTTGCCAGATTTGTGCGCCGTCAAAGCAATCGAGGAAAGGTTGTGCGTATGTCCATGGACAAGGCCACGAACGCCGTCGCGACAGTAATGACTTCCCTGCTTTTCCGTAGCGTTAAGGCCATGCTCGTAGCCATGAATAAAGACCATGGAGTTAATTCTATGAACGCCTAAGTCTGCATGGTAGGGGTAAATCTTTTTAGCCCCGGCACTTCTAGCTGTGCGGCGAATTCTATCCCGACGTTCCGAGAAATAGTCCTCAGCATAGGCTGAAGGTGGGGACGAAATGATAGCGTCCAACCTGTCTTCATGGTTTCCGAATAGATAAACTGTGGGCTCAAATCTTTTCAGAAATTCGCACCCCATGTCCAAATCTTCTTCTAGGCTTTCGTTTTGCTCTTTCCGAGAAGCGTCCTTGCGTATGGATCTAAGGTCAAAACAGTCCCCTAAATGGATACGCTCGTCTGGCTTAAATTGTTTGATAAAAGCAAACAAAGCTTGGGCTGCTTCCTCATCCACCATGTCTCCGTGGTTATCTCCAGCAGCCACAAACTTTATAACTTTACTCATTTGGGAGGATTCTTTCCTTCTGTTAGTCGCTTGACCTGTGCTTCAAGGTGCTTCACTTGGTCAATCAGTTGAACATTTACGGTGTATTCCGTTCCGTTTATTAACTTTGAACGATAGAAATCCGACTGTGCTTGAACTCGGTCAATGTCAGTTTGCTTTGCTTTGAGCCGCTCGACCTCGGTTTTGAGGCGGGCGTTTTCTTCCTCCAGCGCCTTCACCGCTAATTCGGCGGCTTCAATAGTAATCCAGCGACTCATTGGGCGTCCTTGCCGTCCTTAGCGGCGTTCCAGGCATGAAGAATACCATCTGCCGTTCCAATGGGCGACTCACATTTCCAAGCAATCCAATCCTCCATCGCATCCCCGGCCTTGGTCAGCCGCTCGACCTTGGCCTCTGCCTTGTTTCGTTCGGACAGCGTCTCGACTTGAAGAAGAGTCAGACGCTCGACGTCGGCCTTAAGGCGGGCGTTCTCGATGCGTTCGGTCTCAATGCTGTCCAAATCGTCGTCGGCTTGATTGTGAAGATCTGCAATCACTTCCTTAAGGTTCCGCACTTCAGCGGTCTTTTCCAGCACGTCACGCTTGAGGGCCTCAATTTGCTTATCTTGCTCCTCGATGGTGTCACGCAATTTAGAAACTCGGTCTTCGAGGAATTTCAATCTAGCGTCTTCGTTAATCATGGCTAAAAGATTACCCTTTGAAGTCCACGACCATAGGCTTGTCGTCAAAATTCTTCCACTTTCCTGTTTCATTTGCTTCCTTATATTGCTCCACGGCCTGCACAAAATCCATTTGAGCAAATTCCATGGCAAGGTCGCCCAGTTCATAAATAGCCACACCCGGGCTTTCCTTCTCAACCACGATAAACCGAAAGCCTTTGGCGTTAATTCCGTGAACCATAAAAAAGACCACTTGGTAAAAGAAGGCCTGCAAATTATATTTGAACGTGCGCACGCTGCGAAGGAATCCGTCTTGGCTGGCGTCATCAGTCGTTTTAATGTCATAAATATACCCATCTGAGCCCACGGCGTCGAAAGAAGCTTTGAGCCAAATTCCCTGATAAGGGACGGCGTATCGAACTTCCGTTTCCTCAAATTGAATTTCGTTCTTTTCCATGATTTGCAGAACTTTCGTGCAGGTCAAATTGACAACTTCGGCCTCCTGATCTGAAAGCAATTCCTTGCCGACTAATTCAGCCTCTAATTTAGCCCATGTTTCCTTTCCTTCTTTCGTCCGCTTGTCCACTTTGGGAACGATTGCAAAAGTCGAAGAATAGACTTCAGGCTCCAGAATTTTACCATGAATAGCACGACCTAATTTCATGGCTGGGCTGTCTTTTTTATTTCCCATAGCCCAGAGATAGTGCTGGGGCGAAATAAGCAGGCTCTTACTGCCTGAATAATTAAGTGCGGTGAAAGCGTCATAGTCTTCGCGACTATCAAAACGTTTCACTTCAATTTGATTTTGTTGGGTCATGTTTTGGTGGGTGAGATTTTTATTTGTGCCTGGGCTTGGCTGCTTTGTATTTATTTCTGCTTTTCAAATACCTCGTTAGGTCTTGGTGATCCTCGTATTGAAACAGCGAGTATTCGCCGTTCCCGGGAGGTTTTGGATAAGCTGTGGTTCTCTTAAACCCTTGTGCCATCAATTCGTCAACTGTTTTGTTAAACATCTTGGCAGCGTCTCGCGCACCTAAACCAATACGCTTGGCTTCATCAATCTGCACTTGCTCATCAAATGGCACGACGACGACGTGGTGGCTTTTCCTAAACAGCAGGTTATTGGAATGAGGACAGGCAATCAGGAACTTTGCTCTCTCTAGGCTCAGGCCGAGCAGATAAGCACGAACAGCCAAGTCCTTTGGGTATGGCCTAAGACCAAGGGGCATGGCCTTAGCGTGGCAATCGAGCACCAAGGTTCTTGCCCTCTGCTTTAACTATTTGCCAATTGTTTGGAGAAAACGTGAATTCGTGGTTCATTGGCATTTCTCTGGTAATCTCTGCAATACTCAGGCCTTCTTCCTCATTTGCAGGCTCGACTCCAATTGTATTCACTCGGACGGTGATAATGTTATAACCTGCTCCTAAATCATTAAGCACCACTTGGTATTCGTTCAGATACCTCCAGTCAGAGCATACAATTGTATGGGGCTTTGAGCCATCAAAACCACATTCATAAGGAGCAGAACGGCGCACCCAATTGGTAAAGTTCTCTGCAAAGACATTGCGGTTCAGTGATCGAGCAAACTTCCCTAATTCCACGAGAACAGTGCGGTGCTTGACCTTAAAAGGGTCAGAAAAGAAATTCTTAGAATTAGGGTGCAAATAAAAGTCTGGGTTCCCAGCGTCATTAAAATCTAAATGCTCTAAGAAGCTGTTGGCAGCCTCCTTCAGGCTGTCTGCAAAGTTCCGGGGAACGACAGGGTGCTTGCCTGCTCCTTGAGCAATCCCAGCCCGGAAAGTGTCTTTTCCTGCTCTGGCGTAGCCAGTAATCAGGACAATGTTTCTGTCTTTCATTTTAGAAATCAATCGAGGTGCCTGCAGTAAATCCTGCCACTGGCTCAATTGTCTTAAAGAAATACTTAAACTGGGGCTTTCCGTTGTATGGCTTATCTTCCTTCACTTCGACTTGGACTTTTGCCGTTTTGCCAAAGGCCGGCGTGAATAAAAGGACTAAGTCTTCAACAGAAATTTTAGGATCTGGAGCCTCCACGAAAGTAGAGGAAAACTTGCCAACCGTAATTGAAATGTTTTTAGGGTTTGCTGCTGTGAAGAATTGGGTGAGGCAATTGCCTTCGTTGTCTTTGAAGAAGATACGGGCGTAGGCTTTTCCGTTCTTATCGTATTTGAATTTTGTCCAAATGACTTCGTCCTTTGGCTTACAAAGCTTCAGCACATAAGTGCCGTTTTTCGTAATGGTTTTTAATTCAGGTCGAGCAGGTGCGTTATCGTTATTCATGTTAAGGAAAGTTTTAATCAAAGTTCGTCGTCCTGATTTGTCGACTGTATTTCTTCTGCAATTGAGTGCGCGGCCTCCTTGCACTGCTCGATTGCCTGCCTGCAACGTTCGGCGTTATTTTGGAGAACTCGAACGCCGAACTCTACTCTTCGTATTTCGTCATATAGACATTTTACGTCATAGACCTCCTTAATACTGTCGGCGTCTAAATTAATGTGCTCACGCTGGGCTGACTTAATGTCTCCTGCTAAATGGCGAGCGTCTTCCCCGATAATTTCACTGTCCAACAAATAGGAAACGCTGTCTAAAGCTTCTCCTATGATCTTAAGGTTCCGAGCAATCTTCTCGTGGTTGGTCATTTGTTTATTTGTTTCTTATACAAAGGGAACGATTCTCTTTTAATCAAAGGGGTTTTCTTATGGCAACCTGTGGCAATAAAGAACTCCACTTCTGAATTATAAAGAGCAGGAAGTTCTGTTCGACGCCACTTAATCATGGAGTCCAAAAAAGCGTTTGAAGAGTTGCAGCGGAACTCCACGAAAGGAGTCACTTTGTCGAGCAGGACAAGTAATGCGTGATGATTTGCTTTCAACTCCAGGCATTGAACTTCGTCCGCTATGACTTTTGGAATTCCTTTTCGAGGCCTCATTTTAGGGTGCTTTAATTGTCACGTTATCAGGGTGAACCATGAAGTAGTCTTTTTTCCACTTTGCCCACAGCTCATAGTTCTTTTGCACAGGAATCGTGGGCAAGACTCTCTGCTTCCAGCGAGCCCACTCGCCATGCCATGAAAAGTATTCCTTCCACAGAATTTCCCCACCTTCGAGCATGTCCGCGACAAACTCGGCGTTCTCCACTTTGCCGTTATCCCAGACAAGGATCAGAGCGTAAGGACATGGAATCTTGTTCCCCATGGCTACGACAGTCCCCGGAGGTTTCTTAAATTTGGAAGGGTGCGCACAAGGCATGGCCTAGAAAGGTGGCAAGTCTTTGGCTTCTGGCTTTACATTGTTTGCTGTGGGCTTGGCCTGAGGCTTATAAACAGGAGCCTGAGGCACAGGCCGTGGCATAGGAGCCACAGGAGGTTTGGCAGGCATATGCTGGCTAACAGATTGACCGTCATCATCAACGTCCGTGGAGATTGAGCAGGCGGCCTGAGCAGCCTGACGTCGTAAATAAGTCATGGTGCTTCCTAGAGGCTGAGGAAGAAGCCCACTTGTTTTATAAATCAAACGGCCTGCTTCAAAGATTTCGCCAGTATCGTGCAGGAACCTAGAAATAAGGTGCAAGTAAATGTCATGCGTTCCGTCGCCGTTTTGGACAATTTGGGTGTCCGTGATCAGGCAATAGGAAAGGTGATGTTTGACGCTTACTTTCTTAATCGTGGAAAGAACTTCTGCTAGGGAAGCATACCGACTCTTAAAGTGAGGGTTCACTTTGTCGGCTTGCACGTTGTCAATTTCATTCATGAAAGCCACGTAATCAACTGTGGCAATCATTCGGGCATTTAGTGGTTCTGGTTTCATGGCTTCACTTAGCAATGGTCTTCAGTTCCTCCACGTCAATCTCTTTTGGTTTAGAGTTCCCCTTCAGACCAATTAAATAAAAGACCTGCTCGGTGCGCACGATAGGCGTCTGAAGCAGTGCAAGTTTGTCGCCGTCAATCAGGACATACTTTGTGCCAGGGATTACTTTGACGGAAGCAGTTGGAGGAATTGGAGTAAGTTTTTTCTTCATAGGTTTAGGTATTAAATCTTTTGTTTTAAGGCTGCGGAAAGAATTAAGAGAGCGTCTGCTGACCATAGAGTCACTGGGACTCCGTCTGGGTATAATTCAGCGGCCTTGGCTTTTAGTTTGTTTTTCCATTCGGTGGTGGTCAATTTGCCTTTCTTTCCGAATTCGTGGGCGGTTTGCCAAACTGGGGGACGGACTGCTTTCACTTTGAAGTTCAACGCATAGGAAGCCCCGAGCAGGACGCCGTAATTCTTTTGCAATTTGCCCACAGCTGAGCCCGGAATCAGCCTGCCTGTGAATAGGGGTGGGTCTTCAATATACATTTCCACCAATGGGCTGAGGCCGGCAACCTTTCTGAGCAGATCCACGCAGTCCAATTCTGTCGGAGGCATACGCACCGCAAAGACCTTTCTGCCTGCTTTCCAGACCACGCCCCCATTGACACCCGGGTCAATGGCAACGACGATTAAATCTTTAGACTCTGGAGCCTCAGGCACTGGGCGAATAAACGTCCCAGCCTTCTGGCTGTCAACTGCTCATTTAAGGCGCGACAAATTGCCTACCCTTTGGGCGTAGTCGTCTGGGCTCAGGCCGAGAAGGTGCGCACCCTCCCACCCATGCTTCCAAACTAAGGCAAATTGCTCTGGGGAAGGGGAAGGCAGCCCGGAGGATTCAAAACGCCTCCTGAGGCCACGCAGATAGGCAGAAGCCACTTCCTGCTGGGCTTCCAGCCTTCGCCACTGGCTCATGGGATAGGCAGGCTTTCCTTCCACCCTTAACTGGGCGTTTCCTTCAGCCCAAGCCCCTTTGTGCATTTGATAGGCTCCAAAGGCCGTAGGAAGGCCTAAGTGATAGTCCCCTAAGGCTCTGGGGTTATCTCCACTCTCCACAAGTCTTATGGCTTTGAGAATTTGGGCGTCCGTCTGGGCAAAGGACAAAACTGCCAGCAGGAGGCCTGCCAGCAGGAAAGAGCGTCTTTTCATTAACGTCGTCGGGGTATCACAGATCCTTTAATTTCTATATCTCCAGATTTGAAGACATATTGAACGCCCAGCATCCCTCCAGTCGCGACATAAGCCTGAAGCCATACTCCAGTGGCAGCCTGCTCTTTCAAATCATTTGAGCAGGCTTTCACTAGCTTTTCAGCCTTTGGCATGGCAAGTTCTGCCTTCGCATAGTCTCCTGAATTAATGCGTTCGTTCAGAAAGTAGATCTCCTGAAAGAGGTCGTTCAATAAATGCAAATGACTGGGGTTTGGGTTATTCGTCATATTTGGCTAGGCTGGGCTTGGGCTTGTATTTGCCACGTGGTTTTTGGTTATACCAGACCAAGTCTAATTCTTTCGCATACTTGCGCACGCTAGGAATAGAAATGCCAAGTTTCTTCGAGGCCTGCTTAAAAGTAAGGCAGGCTTGGTTGGCTGCTACCAGCCTTGCACCATAAGCCCGGAGTCGGGCAAGCATGGTGCGTGACATGGGCTTGGGCTTCATTTAATTGGAGTATGGTAATGGCTCGTATGAATGGCTGCAATCTTCCAAGCCTGATCACTGGCCTTTTGAAGATAAACCAAAAGCCGGCCTTTGGGAGAGTCCTTAGTAGGCAAGACGCCCTCATCAATTAAGCCAGCCTTCAGGCCTGCAAGGTGAGCAGCCAGACGGAGCCAACCGTCGTCAGCCTCAGTCACTTGCTCTAGAACTTTCTGTTTATTTAGTTTTTGTTTTCGCATG